CGTAAAGAGGTTGTACCTAAGTCTACATCTGAATCTGTTTCAGGTGCAAATACACCATCAGCTAAAGTAGCCTGAACAGTTCCTGCACATCTAAAGCTAAATTTGTCAGCACTATGATCGTAAAAAATCTCACCTGCGTTAATTGATGAGTTATCACCAAATTGTATAATACCTATGTTATTTAAATTACCTGAAATAAAAATGCCTGGTCTAGTATCATCTTCAACAAATATTGGTGCTAGTGAACTTTGCGTTGAATGATTAATAGCATCTCTAACTACGTGCAATTTAGCAAGTGGTGTGCCTTCATTAATACCTACACTTACAGGTATTTCTTTAAATATATTTTCTATAGTCATTTTTTTAGTGGCAGTTGCACTAGTGTCTACTATAGGTAATACATCATCTGATGCACTAGACGTTAATGCTGTTAAATCACTAATTTTACTATCAGCCATGTTTTATCCTCTTTTTCTTTTTCTTTTTAGGTTTGGAAAGTTGTTCTTTCTCTTTTAATAATTTTACAAGTTCTGAAAATTTCATTTGCCTTGTCCAATGTACTTTTTAAAACTTCTTCTTTTTTGTTTATTTTTAGGTCTTGATCGAACACTATGGCCAATAGAAGTTCTTTTCTTTACGCCTGCTGTGTGTTCTTGATAAGCCTTTGCTTTTCTCATTAATTTTGAATAGGAGTGTCAGTAAAGTATGAAACACCAACACCATCTTCACGTATGATGTTATCGCCTGTTTCTAATAATAAATATGTTAAATCTTCTAGGTTTAGGGCATCATTAGGTACATCTGTCCTACGGTTACGGTAGCGATCCTGACTTCGTAATGATATAAAACCTGGTCTCATTATTGACTAAGTTCAGTTACTCTTGCAGTTCCTGTTACAGAACCAACTCTTATTACAGCAACTTTATCAGATCCAGCAACTCTAAAATACTCAACAGTAAATGCTGGTAAAATAAATGATGATGAACTTGCAGTAGGTGCTGAAGAAATTTCTACATAAGCATCTACAGTAGTCACTATTCTAATATCTCTTGTTTGTGCATTGACTGCATTAGAAGCAGCAGATGACGAACCTACAGCTACAGTTTGTGTAGCACCAGGCTTAAATGTTGTTGGAGCTTTATTCATGTTTTATCCTTAAATAAAAGGTGGGGAGCCAAAGCTCCCACACCTAATTAGTATTATTGGTTAATGTCCAAAATGATACCGTGAGCGGCTTCATTTCTAACTTCCAAAGTATACTCAACTAAAAGTTGTTTCTTCTCAGAGTCACCAGTTTTGGCAAGATCCTGAATCTCGAAGTCTCTTAGGTAAGCAGTAGCCATCATATCACGCTGGATGATAAATACATCTTTAGCGTCTGTGGTAGCCATTACTCTGTTTGGTACAATTCTAAGATCACCGAAATCAGACGAATAAACGTCAATCGCAGCATACTCAGTCTTATCACCAGCAGGGCCGAAACGAGTTGTATTAGCGTTGAAGCCAGATATAACTTGTTTTACAGATGGAGGACATACCAGCATATCCATGTCACCACCAGAAGTATAAACTTCTTTAATGACTGTTTTTAGGATAGCTTCAGTAAGGTCTCTGTCTGTACCTGAACCAGGTAAGTCAGTACCAGAACCAGTAGAAAGTGTACCAGAAGTTCCTGCATCACCGTTAGTTTTAATCCAAGTAGGAATAGATCCTAGCTCTCTAGCAGCGGTTGCAGAACCTGAAACTTGTACATTAGGCTCGATAATGTCGAACTCCATGTCTTTCTTTAGTTCTTTAGATTTTTTAGCAATTTGATAAGCCATTTCGTCAGCTCTACCAGCAGCATCAACTGCAGATTGAGTTCCAGAAAGTGCGATCACTTTGTCAGAAATTTGACAAAAGTTAAATGCTCTACTTGTTGCAGTCATAGCATCAATAGTTGCATCATCACCTTCAATAACTGCGTTAGTTGCAGGTGTAGCTAATGCGTCTAGTTGCCATTCGTGCTTAGTTGATTTTGCTGCAGTTCTAGGAATTGCAGACAGTATTGGAGTATCTTCTGGAGAAATGTTGTAAATTACATCCACCAAGTCCTCTCGAATACCTACCGTTTCAAACGTATCAAATAAGTTTGTTGGTTGTGCCATAAGGCCTCCTTGTTATTTTTAAATTAAATTACGAAAAAACTTAGCAGCGTCTCTGACCTGTCCAGTCTTTCGTAATCGTGAGAGTTGTTGACGTTTTGCTTCAGCATCTGACTGAGCTTTACTTCTCGCCACTCCACCTTTAACAACTTTAGGAGCATTGGCCACTTTCTTCTTTATTTGTGGCTTTGCTTTTTGTAGATTACGATATGACATCGCATCTTTAACAAGCATCACGTATCTGTGATCGTATACACTGTTGATTTCAGAGTCATTAAATCCAATGTTGCCTAAATAGTTTCTCATTTCTTCTTTGAAACGAGGCCCTTTTTGTGCATCAAGTAATTCTGGAACTTTTTGACTAAGAAGTTTTTGTTGTTCTTCCAAGTATTTGTTAAACTCTTGAGCTTGTAACTCTTGAGTTTGCTGTGATACCTGAGCTAATTGTTCATGCTTTTTACGCATCTTATGCTCTAGTCTCGCAGCTTCTACTGGATCTTCGTCATACAACTTCTCAAAATCTATATCAGCGTATTCTTGTTGTAGTTGTGCTTGTGCAGCGTTGTTAAGTTCGTTCAGCTTAGTTAGCTTAGCTTCAACGTCTTTTTTGGATCGCTCAACAAATTCACTTGACTGGTTTCTCTCCTGTGCAAGTTCCTGTGTTTTACGAGTGTAATCTGCATTTCGTTGATACCCTTGAATTAACTCCTCTAGGTTGACCGACAGTTCTGTACCATCAACGGTTACAGAATAAAATGGTTCCTCGGAGTTCTCTTGTATATCACTCGACTCAGATGTTTCTTCTACCTTATCAGATGTTTCCATCTCCATAGGGCTTTCAGTTTCTTCAGTAAGAAGTCCTTCTTCTGATTCTACTGTTTCAGTTGGTTCCTCAGTTGTTTCTGTAGGAACATTTTCTACTGGTGCAGATTCTTCTTTGGTCATAAGACCTTTGATTATGTTTCCTGCATCCAATACGTTAGTTGCTTGGCGTTCAGCCATAACAGCCTCCTTTTAAATGTTACACTCCCAAGTGGGTTGGTGTATTCGATTTAAGTCGAATTTTTTTTGAGATCGTTAATTTGCACAGCAGCTAGTTTGCCTGTGTCCATAACGGTACGAAAGTGGTTTTCTACTTTTTCAGTAATGTGATATGCCTGCCATAGGGCTTTACGCACATCATCTTCATTGTGTTTCGTCTGAAATATAGCACTTTGATACTCAACTTTTAAAGTTTCAAATGCTTCTTTAAATAACGGTTCATCAAGCAATAACTTTGCTTTTTCGCCACGTTGTCTTTCAGTCTCTAAATTATTGTTGTTCATTGTTTGGGTTTATCACGTTTTTAGTGATTTGGTCAAGCTCACCTAAAGCAGCTTTCCGTTGTTCCCTTATAGTACGTTGTGCCTGTTCTTGTATTTTACCTTGCTGTACTATTTCTTCTTTGGCTAACATTGCATTATTACGCAACTCAGTCTCATTTATCTTAGTACCATACTGTAGCTCTAATTCTTTTATACGAGTTTCAAACCTCAGAATCATCTCTTGATAATCTTTTTCTAGTTGTTTTATTTTTAATTCGCTATCAATTTGTTTTCTATAGTTCTCACCTTGAACTTGAAGTTGTGAAACTTTTTCAAACTCTGTAGGTTGTGGTGGCTGAGGTGGTGGCATATTCTGCATACCAATATCAGGATCGGTGAAGAACGAATTAGGATTTTTAAGTCCAGCATTTTCAACAATCTTACTAAGAGTGTTATAAATGTTTCGTAAATTTACCATTGGCCCAGCAGCAGAACCTTGTAGCTCTAGTGCTTTTAATTGAGTTTGAAGTATGTTATTTAAAATAGAAAGTTGTTGGTCTCTTGAACCAGTACCCAATCCAACACTTATAGAAATGTTGCATCGGTTTCTCCATTCCATAGGTCTAAACGGAACAAAGTTATTTCTTATCTTAATAATTCTTTCTTTATCTTGGTGTTTAACGATTAGTTCAAACATTTTTAAGAACATATCTTTAACACCAGTCTCAGCAAAGATACGAGCTATAAGCTCTACTCTCATTTGTGCTTGAGATAAAATAGTGTTTACACCAGTTGCAGTCTTATTTAAAGAATCTGCATCCATACCTTGTGAGTATCTAGTAATACCTGTTCGTTGTTCACGTACAGTATCTAAATATTCCAACATAGGAAACGCTTGGTTATTAATTGTTTGCGTTTGCATTGGCATCATAACCTGACCAGGAGAACCTTTAGTCCTCACAACACCGCCAGGTCTGTTAGTAAGTAGGTCATCTAAATTAACTTGACCATCCATTACAGCAACTCTGTTGTTGTTTGTAAGGTACATATTGTCAAGCAACTGTCTCATTACTGTAGACTTAATTAATTGTAAGTCCTCAGTCATTTCAGAAACAGAACGACCGTAAAATCTGTGTGGAACCATTATAGGTGTAACAGAAACAAAAGGGATACTGTCACACAGTTCATCGTCTAATATTGTGTAGCCTTCAGCACCAGCTAAAGTAATTTTTCTTAACTTGGCAACACCATCGCCTTCTTCGTCAAGATGGATGTAACATTCAAAGATAGATATTTCATCTGTACTAGCTTCGCCAGCATCACTGTTATAGTCGTGATCTAAATTTCTATAACGTGTAATTTTTTCTTCATTGTATCTATCTTGTGAGTCAGCAGGTAAACTATAAACTTTATCGCTATCAAATCCAGCTTCTACTAATTGTGTTCTTGTAACTGTAGTTCTGTGTGCAACAAAGTTTGCGTCTTGTATACTTTTAGCTCTACGTTCAATTAAAAATTCTTCTGGTGGTATTGCTTCTATTTTTACTTTACCAAAATCTTCTTCTCTTTCAATAACTACATCATGCAACATAGGTATTGGTGTGTTGTTTATCTGTTCCAACGTCATAGGGTCAACAGGTTGACCAGACTCTTCTATTTGTTTTAGAATATTTTCTTTTTCTTTGATTGCTTTTTCATCTTCGTACTCTGTATGCTCTTTTACTTTTACACCATTTTCATCAAGCAGCATCGTGTATTCATCTTCACTTAACTTTTCATAAGACTCACGTTCACGTTTTTTTGATGTATCCCAATAGATTTTTGCAATACCGTTTTTTTGTATA